CAGACACCACTACTATGAACGTTTGTTGGCGTAGTTCCAGCAATCAAAGCCTCAATGGCAGCCTTCGCATTCACGCTTACTTGCTCGGCCGTATCAGCAACCAAGACTCGCCAAGTGACGTTCACGCTTCCATTGGCAGTTATGCCGTGCAATTGAATCAACCGCCCGTAAGAACTTCCATTGCCAAGTTGGATCGGACCAATCGCGACGTACGAGCCAGAATGACCAGACTTGAACGGCCAGAAGCTTTGACGAGCCGTGTCGTACATCCAAGAGAGCGAAGCTGATGGAATGTGAATATACACCGCATCCGTCGCTAGGTCGTACTCCAACACCGTGTCGTCGTCAGTCACCCCAGAAAGATGCTCTGGAATTACTTCGTTCGAGATCGCTTGCAATCCGCTTCCGTCAGCCGAAACCGTGTAAAGCCCATCGGACGATAGGAAGTAGTATCGGTCGAGACGATCACGGCACCAAGCTTTCGCCCCAACCATCCCAACCTCACGAGAAATGTTCCGAAGCGAACCTTCAGCTGTCGGATCACCTTGAACCACCCAAAGCGAGGTCGCTGTTGCAGCAAGCATGTAAGCGTCCTTGTGAGGAACAAGTGACACAACGTCAGCTCCGATCTCACCAGCTTCGGAAAGCTGAATGACCCATGGACGCTGCAGGTCGCTTATGTCTGCACTGAACACCCAATCAGCATGATTCGACTGCCTACTGGCAAATATCGCATACCCATCTGGGCGAATGAGGCGATCGCGATAAACGCATTGTGCTGGATGGCTTGCAGGCGCATTGGCTCCATCATCAACATAGACGGTCCCGCCACTGTGGACCGAAGCTTCGCCCGTACTTATGACAATCTGGTTTCCGCTGGCATCGGTAATTCGATTACCAGCTCCATCCGTCAAATATCGATTCTGAGTTGCAGGAACTGTCGACGCACCACCCTGAGACCAGGATCCTCCGCGAAGTCGTCCTTGGAAATCTTCAGTACGGACATTCGTTGACCATGGACAGAAATACCGCTCCCGCCTGCCTACTTCCTGACGGAATGACAGTCGCCGATTGACTCCCGAGGGAAACTGTACTTCTTTGTTTGTTGCCATGTCATCTCTTACGGTGCTGCAACTTGAAGCGTTGTAACGGTTCCGTTGGAAGCGATCGTTAAACCCTTCCAATTAGTCGCGCTTTCGCAGATAAGCAAAACCATCATATTGGCAGCGATCGCCGATTCTGCTGCAGCCCCAGTACCTCCGTTAATACCAATAGTTGTTGGCGATGTTGTTCGGAGCTCACCACCAGTTGCAGCACCAGCAACAATGACGATCCGACCTGGAGTCGCAGGAGGAAGGATCAAAATATTGTCAACTGCGACCCAAGTTGGGATAACCAACTGAATCAACCGATCGTCTGGCATTCGCACGCCAGCAGCTGATGCCGTGAGAGGAACACATCCAGGACCATTGCTGGAAAAAGCTTGAAGCAAATCGAACAACAGGTTATGAGCAGACATAGTACTTCCTTTGAGTAAAAAACAAAAATCAATCTTTAAGGGTGACGCTGACAACACCCTCTTCATCACCAAAAATCTTCAGAAACCGAGCACCATTCAACGCAATTGGTATTGGATAGGCTTGTCCACCAGTAACAACCTGAACTAACCCAGTTCCGTCGCTGTTTCTGGCCTCAACATACTCATCATTTATTTTAGTACTCACGAACCAAGTCAAAGAAGCTATTGAAGAATTAGTTGGAACATGAACTACCCCAGAAGCAAAATCGCCGTACTCAATAGCTTGGCAAGCTTGAATTGTTTGATTGTTAACCACTACCGATTGAATCGAAGTGGAATACCTTTGATTTGTCATAGCCGATCTTTCCACTCAGTCCTTTAAGGTAACGCCGACTATGCCCTCAGCATCGCCGGTGATTTTGAGAAACCGAGCACCAGTCAGCGCCGCAGGGATCGGATGAGCTTGGCCAGCCGCGACAGTCTGAACCACCGCAGCCCCAGCCGCATCATCAGCCGCAACATACGTTCCACTAAAAGAAAGACTAGCATGCCAAGTAAGCGTTGTGATGGTTGAACCAACCGGAACATAAACCATGCCCGAAGCAAAGTCGCCATACTCAATTGGACTACTAGCTGCAGCAGCAACACCAACTGACACGCTGTCAATCGAAACACTGTATCTTGCATTCGTCATAGCACATCACCCCCAAATGTTAGCCTGCCAAGCCGTTGTTCCCGAGAACGGTAATCATAATCGAAAACGCCAAATTTGCCACCAACTCCTCGGGGGGAGTCTGGACCTAAGCTCGTCGGGCTCGAACGTTCCTGGTCGTTCCTGATCGCCAAAGCAATCAATTCCTGGTATCGCTTCTCGTGAACATGCTCCCTTTCCTCGTAATTGTGCTCCGCAGATGCCAAACAAGCCTCCAAAATGACCTGACTGAGCATTTCAGCCCCGATTGGGTACTCATTGTACTCATCTAGGTCGATGGGCCTTAGAATCATCGGTACACGCATCACGTAGGCCGCGTCAGGAGCAGGGTAGAACGCCAGCGACTTCCTGCTTCCTACTGTTGGGTCAAATGTCTTGGTTCGAACGGAATACGCACACGGACGACCAAATTCTGGATTGCTTGCCTCCAACGAACGGATTGTTGCGTCGTGCCGCCAATTGACAGGCCGATACCAACTATCTTCGCCAGGGTAATACGCCAAATCGCTGTCATTCGAAACCGAGTCAAAAGCAGCTGGCATGTCGATCTCTGGTTTGGCAAGACTATAGCTCGAGGCCGTAGCGACCGTTACCGAGGTGTTATCGAGAGTGATCTGGGTATTGCTTCCTCGGCTAGCCACTGAGTAATACCGACTGTTCACCATAAAGATCCCATCAGCCGCCCAGGAAGGAAACGTTCCTCCGGTGAGGGTCACAACGCCAGCTGCGATCGTAACCGTTCCTGTGACGTACGGCGTGATCGTGGTGACATCAACGACTGGACGGAAGAAAGACCACTCATGCGCTGCATAAACGCGATTGAAGCCATCGTGGATACAATCACTAATCTTCGTAAGCTGATCGGCTGCATACGAAGCTCCTGCTTCCGCGCCAAACAAGTAGCGACCAACGCGATCTACCAAACTGGAATAGCTGACAGGACCACTACTCGGACTGGTGCGAGCTGCGAAATCAACTTCGAAGTGGTAGGTTGATCCTGCGTACACCATTTCCACGTACGCTGTGTAAGCGACACCAACGATGTCAGCAAACTCGTATTCGTACGTTCCATCCGAAACTCTAGTCATTGCAGTTCCATCGGCAACAACAACAGCATTGGTGTCATTTCGCTTGACACCAAACGTTCCAGTAGGATCCGACAACACAGCTGACGTAACGTCAGTTGGGACACCAGCAACCTTAAATACTTTTCGAATGATTCGTGCCATGACTACCCCAGTGTTATGTTTGTGCCTTCGACCGAAATGTCTACAGACCCATTGGCCATTTCCCCATACTGTTGCGTCCAACGAGCAAGGTCGTAGGTTGCTGGAGCTGTAGCACCAACATAAATCCCCCACTCGTCTCCGTTGGCCGTGTCAATCGTGCATGTGTACCTACCTGAAGCACCAGTCATCAACACTCGGTACGTTGTCCAGTTCGCCAACGGTTGATTCGTTGGGAACGCATACAACGTCAAGCCTGGAGTGTCCAAGACTGTTAGTGTTACTGAGGCCATGTGAACGTTCCTTTGTTTAGTACTGACAACCTACTCGGCTGGCAAAACAACTGTTTCAGGCTCTTCAGCGACTGCTTGCGGCACTGCTGATCTAGCTTGGGCTCGCTGTAACAGAATCTGATTGATACCGTCGATGTTTTTATTAAGCAGTTGAATCTGGGCACTCATGTCGTAAACATGGGCCTTAAGTTCAATATCCGAAAGTTGGTTAGGGTCGATTGTTTGTTGAGCCATGATTTTTTGGTTGGTTAGAGTTAATCTTGGATCCCGTCGAAGTGCTCGACTTCAAATCGGTAACAGTCTCGGCAATGGTCTTTGCCGAGTATGGTATCTAGTATCGCTATCATCACAAACCAGTTGCATCGATAGGATCTACTCGAAAGCATTTCGTAACGCTTGCCACCAAGCAGAGCATTACAAAGACAACTAATTGCAACGAGGATGGTGTTCATGCTGGATAGAAAGCCTCCTGCGCCGAAACGTCACTCAGCACTTGAGCCCTTCGTTCCATCGTCATCATTCCAAGCTGCACCATGTATCCGGTTAAGCCCTGGACTCGCTCATCGTCTAGGTCAACGTGGTATGTTGGCGTTGCTGTCTCGTATTCTTCGAGCAGTTCTCGACCACCAATAATGATTGGATCATTGGAGGAATAGAACGCTTTAGCCTCGTGAGCAGTAAACCGATTGATGAAGTAATCGGGAGTAGTCCAACGAGGATTGTATTGACGAATAGCTGTTAGCTTGATGACCTCTGCTTGAAGTCTCTCTGTAGTTTGGTTCGCCGTAGCCAAGCTATTGTTTGCCAACTCAAGAGCATCACTCGAAGCAGCAAGTTGAGTCAACAATGAATCGCGTGACGCGGTGACAGTTGCTAGTTGTTGATTCATTACGCCTAGCTCTGCTTTGGTATCAGCTAGTTCGGTGGTAAGTGCTTGCTTCTCAGTAGTCAAAAATTCGATGACGGTAGCTTTAGTAGCAAGCTCCCAGTTCTTTGCCGTGATGGTGGTATCTTTCGTAGCAATCGTAGCATTGGCTGTTGCAAGGTCTGTCGTAAGAATTTGCTTCTCTGTGGTGAGAGTAGCTTTCTCAGTTGTCAGCGATGCTACTTGGCTTTCCAATGTTGCCTTGGTAGCTAGCACCGTGGCGTGGTCTTGCTCAAGTTTGGCAATTGCTTCTTGATGCGTGGTTGCTTGGTCGGCTAAGGCTTTCGCATGATCGGTAAGTGCTTTTTGATAGTCCTTGTATAGCTGGTCATTCGATAATACCAACGCATTGCGGCTATTGGTGACGATTGCTAGTTGTTCTTCGATTGTTGGTTCTGACATTATTAGAAAGCCCTCTTTACTGACACGTTGTCGATGGTTCCGTTGAATGTTGGGTTACCACGAAACAGAATTGTTTTTGTGGTATCTAGCGGGTTTTTATGGAACAGAAACGAATAAGAACCGGACGTGGCAATGATTGAAATTATTGAGTTCCCGTTTCCATTAGCACCTAGATACGCTGCTATAGTTCCGCTGGTTATCGTCACAGTAAAAGTGATAACATAAGTTTGACCTGCGTTCACAGCAGGTAAGTTCTGTTGGATGTCGGCAAAACTAGCCACCCCAGTAGCAACAGCAGTCCCACCGCTGATGGTCCAGTTAGCACCTTTTGTCCATGCGGTGTCGGTATCGAAACCGCCATTGGTTACGAGTTCGGGAAATGCAATTGATGAATAGGTGATTGTTCCGCTAGCGGTTAGGTTGCCAGTCAGGGTTAAATCGGTATTGGTCAAAACCAGCCTATCAGCACCACCGATCCTTAGCCTTACGTTACCCGTCGAGGCGTTAAGAAATACGCTGTCCCAGCCTTCTAGCGTAGTGTTGTTGCCTGGGATTCCAGATGCTGGAGCAGAGAATCGCAGGAAGGAATTACCATGCTGCAAAGGACGAATGTTGCTTGAACTGCTTGCCGGTACGTTTACATAGTACCCACCGAAAGCCGTGATTGCTCCTGATGTATCTATTGTAACTTTGGCCGCATTATCCGCATAAGCAAATATAAATTGCGTATCGTAGTTACCTGACCAACCAGACCCGAATCTCCAAGACGTGCTAGGGGCAGCAGATAATGGGTGTGTGCTGCTAAAGGAATAAACATTCGTCGATCCTCCAAAGCTACCAGTCCCGCTAGCGGTTAGGTTGGCTAGCTCTACACTTGCAAAAGTAGAGGGACCGGATTTCACCTGCATTACGCCAGGGGTTCCAGACTTTTTGTACAAGCCAAAATACTGAACGGTCAAGTTGTCGTTAAATGCAGCAAAATCAGGTAATGCACCGTCAAGAGTTGAAGCAGCCGTTTGGAACGCAGGGCGAAGTCCATTGTTTTGAATAACATTTCCATTGAACAAAGCACTCCCACTTCTATCGTTGCCGTTCCAAGTTAGCGTGACTGTTGGACCTGATAGGTTTCGAAGATTTAGCGTGCCGTTAAGTTGCAAAGCCCCATTGATCGTTGCTCCAGCAAACGTAGGACTATTGGTCGCGCCTAGCTCTACGATCGTCCTGATTGACGCCGCGTCAGCACTAAGCACGACCTGCTTTCCAATGAATGTTGGGTTTAACTGAGGCATCTTCCACCTAACGTTTCAACTGCGAGTTACTTGGTTGGAGCATTTACCTGAGCTGGATGAGGCAACAAATTGAGACCTGTAACGATCTGCAAGATGTTGTTGAAACCAAAGATCCCCAACACAATCACAAAGAGCACCCAAGCAACTCTTGGGTTCTGCTTCAACAACTTCACTCCAGACGAAATGAACACATCCTCTGTCGTGGCCGCATGAAGCTTAGCGATCTCAACTCTGTTTCCTTCGATTTGCATGGTAAGTTTCCCTAGCTCCTTCATCGCCATATCGAACGCACTCTGAGTGCCGTTCTTATGCGCAACCCAGGTGCAGAAACAATACTCAATCGGACCCGTTGACGGATACCGCATGAGGGAGAAAGTGCCCCAGTGTGGTTTGTCGTTCTTTGGAACGTACTGCTTCTGGATGGTGTAGGTAAGTCGGTATCCACTAAACTCACCGGCTGACGCGATGTCAGTTGCGAAATCTTCGTTCGCAACGGACAACTTTCGCCATCCTGACTGTCGCAACTCCTGGACTGAATATCCGCACCACTCGCAGAACTCGTCGTTTGCCCAAAAGATTGTTCCGTCGACACCACTAATGATGACAGGAACATGAACATTACTAACGAAAGCCCGAATAGCTTCGCAATCTGCTTTTGAAATCCATTTATCATCTGACATTTTCCTCATCCTAGAATTACTGGGGCAATGACTCTCAAACACAAAACGTGGGGGCAAGCAACCTGCCCCCACGCAAGAACGCTTCAGACTACTCGTACTGAGCGCAAGCAACCCAGTCGACGTTGATGGTCAAAGCAGCATTACCAGCGATGTCCTTGATACCGATGATCGGAGCAAGGAAAGCATCGTCAGGGAACGTTGCAGCATCAAGCTCAGACGCAGTTAAGCGTGCTGGTGCCGAAGCGGATCCAGCAAGCCGACCATTGACATAGAACTCAAGCGACTTCGGACTCGATCGGTATCGCATTCCAAGCTTAACGTAAGTTGCGGCCACTGCAGTGTGCAGAGCGTTCAACTTCGTCTTGGTAGCACCGTCTTGATAAGTCTGACCATCAGCCTTGTAAGCAGCGTCAATCGCAGCCCCTTCAGCTGACAAGTGATTGAACCCAACGAAGTTCTTATCTGCCAAGACTCCAGTGGTGTCCACAAACAAACCATCGGTCACGATCATATTGGCCTCTCCAAGACCAATACCGTAAGACCACTTGGCAGCTGTAATCGCCGAAACAGACAGCCGGCACTCGAAAGCCAAATCGTTATTTGCAAGGAAGAACGGCGCACTTGCCAATCCACCCCACTTAATGACAGCTTCATCGTTTGCAGCATTACCATCCACTGCCAACGCCAAAACTCCCTTTTCGGTCGCAGTGTCAGCAGCCAGTGCAGCTGTACAACCAGTCGTGAGCAAGTTCATCCACGGACCAACGAGCGACGTTGCGTTGAACGTCAGGAAGTCATCAAAGAAACCAAACGCTTGATTGCCGCTTGGAGTCTGGAACGAACTTCCCGTAGGATTCATGCCCATTGGAGACCCGAACCCTCTCCACAAACGAGGCGAGAATAATCGAGTCGACAGTTCATCAAAATGCGTGTCCATCTTACAGTTTCCTTTCAAGGAAGTTTTAGGAGTATCCCAGCTTTGGGTGGGCGTTTTCCCAGTGAAAAAATTGGCGAGCGAATTTAATGTCTGCTCGCCAAAGACATCAAGCTACTGACGCGATGTCAGTCTGCTTATGCAGATTCAGTTACTGTTTGAGTGCAGTAACCACGGAAGTTTGCTCGACGGTTGAAGCAAACCATTTGAACCGAGTCATCCATCGCACGAACGCGAACGTTGCTCATTTCTGGGTGTTGAAACGCTTTTCGCTTGCGCATCTGTCGGCCAGCTGCGTAGTAAGCGCGAAAAGTGTTCCAGTTAACTCCAAGAACGATACCGTCAGTTCGAGCATTGACGCTGGATTGGTTTGTCCAAGCTGGCACCCAAGTCAAAGGTGTACCGCGGATAAACACTGTACCGCTTCGAGCTGCCATGTCGTCACCAATGTTGTCATTGCCCAATTGCAGCAAACGACGACCTGCCGAAAGGACGCTGTGAGTCGTGAGGAGCTCCCAGTCGTTTCGCTTCTGATCAACGATGTCAGGCCGTTGAACAGGAGGAGTGAACGAGCAAAGATCCATCGAAACGATAACCTTCTCGACAAAGTCACTTCGGGATACCGAGGTGTAAGGGAAGGTTCGGTTACGCCATTGAGGGTAGTCCGTACAAGAGATACCACCAACGCCGTTATTTTGCCAACCAACAGGCTCGAAGCCATTGAAGCCTTCAGGAGCATTGTTTTCGGTGATGCTGTCGTTGGTAGAAGTAATCCACCAAAGAAGCGAGGCAACCGAGAACGGAGTCTGAGTTGGGCCAGTTGGGCCAGGGCCGAATACCAGATCTTCCATTCCGGTGTAGAACGAAGTCATCAGGTCTTGTTCCAAACCTTCGATGTAATCGTAGATCTGGCGACCACCCGTTCGGAAGATCTCTTCGTCAATGTCGTAGTGGTAGTTGTTGGTCGTCAATGCCCACTTCAACGAACCTTCACTCAGCGTGTTGACGCGAGTCGAAGAATCTCGGTGGTACAGACCGACCGTTTGGAAGTTGTCATTGGTGTTAACCTTGACCTTCCACTTACACTGCGACGTACTCATCGTGTCTTTCTTCAGGTTGCCCGAGAAGAGACGCGAAGCATACTTGTAATCCTGCAGCGTCAAGGACAAGTCCTGCGCGGCAAGCATTTCCTCACCAGCAAACTTTTGCTGAATGCTGTTTACGAAATCATCAATCTGCTCAATACCTAAAGCCATTTGTCTATCCCTTTATTTAAGAACGCTCAAGTTCTTTGTACAGACGATCAGCTTCAGCACGAGGATCCTCACCCAAAGGCTGGGCCTTTGTTGGACTTCCTCCCTGACGAAGCTGATTCTGACGCGAAACCTTTTGCGTGTGTTGTTTCAATCGTTTCTTGCCGAGCTCCTCGGCAAACACCATATTGGCCACCCTTGCGACCAACTTATCGTCAAATTCCACTTTGTGACCAAGCTCCTTCAAGCCGATCATTTGAGCTTTAACAGCAACGTGTAAGTCCTGGCGACGTTTCAACTCTTCTTTGGATTCATTTCCTGTCTTACCAAAAATTTCAACATGACCCAATGAATCAATGAAACCATCGAATTGACTTTCTTCTCGCTTAGCATCTTGATCGACCAAACGAGACTCAAGCCGTTCCAACCTGGATTCGTAATGGTCACGCATTCGCGTAAACTCATTCACGATCTCATCGTCGTAAAGCTCTTTGCTCAGAGAAACCTCGTATCGATCTCCATCATTTTTGGACTCGACCGACTCTTCCTTTTTGGTCTCTGCATCTTTAACAAACTGGCCTTTCTCATTGCGAGTCTTGCCATCTTCGCCTTCCACCATTGCCTTACGGCCGGCATCGAGCGCCTTCTTGTCAAACAAGCGGAAAACCTTTTCCAACTCCTCGCGACTGGCGAAATCCGACAAGTCATCCTCGTCGATACCATACGCGGCTGCCTCGGCCATTACTTCATCGTTCAGCCACTTAGGGGCTTTCGACTCGCTGCCGGTTTCCTCACCTTGGTTATCATCCTCGGCGGTGTTTGTGCTGGAATTTGACTCAGCACTTGGTTTCTCAACTGACGCAACGTCAGTTACGATCTCAGCATCCGACTTGCTTTCGCCTTGTCGCTCTTGCTGGACTTCCTGAACAACGCTTTCTGCATAAGAAGCGATCTCTTCCGAAGTCATTGAATCGTTAAGTTCCATTGTTTCGCTACTAGGCATCGTTGAATCCCCCATCCATGTCGCGGAAACCCCTCATTCGAAGGAACTCGTTTCTTGCGCGACGACTTGTGAATTGAATTTGGCCGCTGTCCCTTACAGCAGCTCCCTGAATCCCATGAAGCTTGATCAGATTGCGTGTCTCAGCAACTTGGCTCTTCATGACACCACAACCCTCAGAAACCAAAGGATCGTGTTCCGTGTACGTGTTTGAGGCCATGGCCGGCTTGTCGAGCCAGTCAGGCTTGTTAGGCACCAGGACATCGAGCTCCTCTTGCGTAACAACCTTGCCTTTGTACTTTCGCAGAACACTACCCATTACTTCGATCCCCTTTGCATCATGGCTGACTGTTGACTGTTGATTTGTGGCTTGCCGCCCATCAACGTTTGTATGAGTGCATTGTTGCGAGCTGCTTCCGTTCCACCGCTAGCAACGTTCTTCCTGATCGTCTCTCTGGTCGTGTGAGCAGGAGACCTGACAGAGTTTTCATCTCCACCGAGCATGTCTGATGGATTTGCGAACGTGATGAATCGCTTGAACTCAGGTCGATTCTTCAACCGAGCAATTTCATCGACGATAGCTTCGGCATCGATCGAGGCTCCCGACGCCTGAAACATTGGCCAAAGTGGTGCGATCTCACGTAAGACCTGGAAGAGTTCTTGAAGCTTTTGTTCTGGAGTCTTGAACACCATAGAGTACGGCTCGACTCGGAACTCGTAATCTTCGAAGCTTCCTTGTCGATAATCTGGCGTCCAGTTCGAGCTGACTGTGATCCCAGTGTTGCCCAAAGGCATTGAAGTCTGCAGTTCAAGATTCGCATCCTCCCACATCAAACGACCAAGATCCAAAATGCATTCCGACGCAAACGACACAACCGACATTCGCATATCAGCCACGTTCTTGGAAACGTTGCCATGGATCAGCTCTTCCTGACCCAACGTCGAAGCTTGCTGCCCGAGGCCACCCATCGCTTGAAGGTTGCCAGCAAACCGATCGTACTCACTTTGCAAGAACGTGGCCAACGCCATGTCTCGCTGATCGACACCACCAGACTCAAATTGCTTAATCTGCTCAGGACTCTTGCCACGATACCATCCGTTTCGCTCAGCTGTCCTCAATCTGTTAGCATCATCTTCCATCCCTGGTGGGTAGACCTGAACAACTCGGTGAGCATCGGAATCCTCTTCCATGCGTCTGTGCAATCGGTTCTGAAGATCATGCATTCCCTTCAGGTTGATCGCTGGTGCTGTTGGAATGACATTGTCAGGCGTGTCACCAAGAGAAAGAAACTTGTACGGGCCAGACTGGCTGCCGATCCAATCTCGTTCGATCAGTGGTGGTAAGTCCTCTTGGTCGCATGCCATGGTGACGATGGAGTTGTTTTCAGCGATCCAAACGTCCATGAGCCAAACCATGTCTTTGAGGTCGTCATCCTCGGCGCTGCCCCAATCTGACGCGATGTCACGAGCTGCACCAACCGAATCATGATGCTGACGATTCGTTGGACGAAGCTTGGCTTTGACTTTCTTGTCGTACCCTGGTTCGTCCATCACCTTTTCGTAATCAGCGCGATAGCGATGTCCGCAATACCGCATCTTGGTCAACTCTTTGGCCGGCATGTCCAAAATCAAGTCATCCAATGAAACTCGATTGAACCATGGTTGACCAGGATCGAGCCAAACATCTTCCTCGGACTCAAGCAGGCCATGGAACCGCGTGTCCGTGTCACGCATCATGACAACGCCACAACCGATGCAGAAGAACGCATCCATAACAATCGATCGAAACGTCTTGTCGAGCGACATATCGCCTATCAACTTGTTCAAGTTGACTTCGAAGCGTCTCGCGAAAGGCAACGAATCCATCTTTGGTGTAGATACCAAAACTTGTGGATTATTCGCCGCCAAAGAGATTGTGTAAATACGGGCGGTTTGATTGATGAGGTTGACGAGAGTCTTGGATTCAGCTCCGGTCTCAGCGTACCAGGATCCGACATAATCCTTGATGAGTTCCTTGCGAACTCGACGGAAAGGCTCCATGGCATTACGCGATGAGCGTATTGCCTTTAAGAACCTTCCACGTTTTTCGTCGTCTTTGAGATCAAACATTCGAAGTCGCAATAGTAGCGGAGTATTTCCGAACAATCACGACTGGGTTTTATCTCCAGTCTGCAATCTAGTTATCAACTGACACAAAGTCAGTTGGACTTTTTGTTACCACTTCCAGATTTGACCTGGGTTAAAACACCGGCAGTATGAGCAAGGTTCAAAGCAGCTTGCGAGTAATGCAAAGCCTTTTGCGAATCTTGCTGACTAGCCTTAGCCATGTCTGCCATCTTACCAATTGCTGAAGTAATCTTCTCTTCCAACTCGTCATCCATTTTGACATCTCCCGTTCTTCAGGTTCTAACCTTGAATCCAATTTAACGGCCCATGACATCACGTATGCCATACCTTGGGCTGCCAACATTGATGTTTCTTCGCTCCTGTCGCTCACGCCACAGAAAACTGCCATATTCGGCATTCTGATCGTTTTCTTCACTACTGTCAACTTTGTCACTTGCATTTTCGTTGTCGAACACTAGCCAAGCACCCGCCGCGGCAATCGCTCTGTCACCGTGATTCTTCTCAGTTGCACCTTTGTTTTTCGTTGGCGCATGAACGATTTTGCCTCCATCCCACTCATATTCGCCGCATTCTATGATCATTGCTTCCGATCGCGGAGTGTACTTTCCTTGCTCCATGGCCAAAGCAAACAGTTCGAACATATCGGCCTTATCGGCATCTCGACAGGGGAATCCTGGCTTTCGACTTTTCTTCTGGGAACCCAGCTGCAGGACATCACGGAAAAACACATTACCGTAGTAAAGCACTTCCATGACCTCTTTGGCGAACCCTCCGGACACTCCGGAATCTTCCCAGCCAAGCAATGCTTTGCGAAGCCACAATGCTAACCCAACAGCTCGTCGAGCGAATGGCCGTGGTTCCAACCCTTTGATGACATACTCGACAACTTGCTCACCAGTACGTTGGTCGATCCCTGACGCAACGGAGTTCGAAGCCAACTCACCAACTCCACCTGACGCGATGTCACAAGCAAGCGTGAACGGACCAAGAGGAGGACTGTTGTCGATCCCTGGCTTGAACCACAACGACAACGGACCATCGGGACGAGGAATGAGGCCTTTCAGTTCCAACGTCTCTTCATCGAACACTGGCACTCCAACCCATACTGGTCTCTTGCAGTGAACAAGCTTTACCCGATCAAGCAGTTCCACCGAGAATGCCTTGCCGGCTGAACCCTTGGCATCCATGTCCAACTCACGAGCAATGTAACGTGGCGTTGCTCCAGGAACCAAGCAGTGCGAGTCGTACCATGGCGATCGTACCTTACCTTCGATCTTGTGGCCTCGGCGCTCAATTGTTCGAAGCTCACGTTCATGCGAAGCTATGTAAGCATCAACATCTTCTTGCTCCTCTGGCCTGACAGCTGTGTAGACGCCATCCTTTTTAATGTAGGCACGTTTCGAATGCTCTGGGTTGTCTTTCCAATCAAGCGTGTAGACTCGTGGATTGTCTCGATCCATCGCCGACTCATAGAACACACCCGAGTCAGCACCAAACGTTGAACACAAGAAAATGCAGTTCGTTACGTGGGCAACCGAACTAAGAATGCGGTAATCAAGTCCACCAGCAATGAACTCCTCGGA